CAGATAAGAGAGCCATCAGGTTCAAGATAAAGCTCATGACACAATTTTAAAGAAAATTGATCAGGATCCAGAATGGTTCTTGTCTTTACTAAATGATGCAAAAGACAGCTTATCAGCTGAGTCTTATCAAAAATATATGGAGGCGGCAACTTCATTATTTGAAGAGGATCAAGATGCATATTTGAGAAAAGCTATTGAGGCAAGTTATGCAGGATTTCAGGGTAATAAGATGTTTCATGGAAATACTTCACTTTCACTTGATAAGGTTGTTGATGTGATAAGATATTTTGCTGTTTCTTCTAAAGTTACAAGTCTTTACAAAGTCAAGTTGATGAAGCTTATGTGGTATGCAGATGCGTTGGCTTATAAAAGAAGAGGACGTGCTATTACAGGATTGGTTTATCGGGCATTACCAATGGGAGCAGTTCCTGTAGGGCATAATTCAATCATTGACTTGAAGGATGTTCCTTGCGAGGAAGTTGATATGGGCGAAACAAATGCTTATCATTTCGTTTTAAGTGGAGAATGCAAGTTTTCAGCATTATCAAAAGATGACAAGGAAATACTGGATTTAGTCATAAATAAACTTGGTAAAATGAGTAAAAATGATATTATTGCATTTATGCATAAAGAGCAGGCATATGTTGAAACTGCCCCTAGGGATGTCATTCAGTTTAAATATGCAGAAAGCCTACAAATTTAATTAATGGAAATATTTTTTGAGGATCATGTAGAGATACATGGTCCTTTTATTATGCAAAAAATTAAGGGAGGAGGGTATGACCATGGCAGGAAGAAAGCCAAAGCCTACAGCTTTGAAAAAGCTGGAAGGTAATCCGGGAAAAAGAAAATTGAATACGAAGGAGCCAATTCCGGCAAAGGGAATGCTTAACTGTCCGGAATGGTTATTACCTGAGGCTAAGAAAGAGTGGGAACGTTTAGCTGATTTGATGAATCAGATGGGTGTTCTTACGGAAGTGGACATGGCGGCATTTGCTGCATACTGCCAGTCCTATGCCAGATGGAAGGAAGCGCAGGAGCATATAGATTCTGGGGGTTCGACCTTTGAAACGGATAAAGGATATCAGCAGCAGACACCTTGGGTTGGGATTGCAAATACCAATCAGAAGCTGATGCTGCAGGCGGCATCCGAGTTTGGACTTACGCCTTCATCCAGGTCACGTATTGTGGCTGGTAGTGCAAAGGGTAAGGAGCCGGAGGATGAGATGGAGGCATTGCTTGGGGGTGATTCCTAATGGCAAAGGAACCAAGACCAAAGGGATATCCGAAGCTTAAGAATTATAAACCTTCCCAGTTCATGCTTCCGACTTCACGTTATGATAAGAAGAAAGCAGACAGGGCAGTGACCTTTATTGAGAATCTTTGTCACACTAAAGGTAAATGGGCAGGAACACCATTCTGGCTATTACCGTGGCAGGAGCAATTGATAAGAGATATATTCGGGATTGTAAAACCTGATGGGAATAGGCAGTTCCGCACTGCATTTGTGGAGATATGTAAGAAAGTAGGTAAGAGCGAATTAGCAGCAGCTGTCGCTCTTTATTTATTGTATGCGGACAATGAGCCTTCCGCAGAAGTGTATGGTGCAGCGGCTGACAGACAGCAGGCATCCATCGTATTTGATGTGGCAAAACAGATGGTAGAGATGTCACCGGCTCTGATGAAAAGAAGCAAGCTGATGGGAGCCACTAAGCGTATTGTGAATTACAGTAATGCCGGATATTATCAGGTGCTGTCAGCTGAGGTTGGCGGTAAACATGGATTTTCGGTAAGCGGTTTGGTATTTGATGAAATTCATACGCAGCCCAACAGGCAGCTGTATGATGTTCTTACCAAGGGCTCATCGGATGCAAGACAGAATCCGCTTCACTTTATTATAACGACTGCAGGTAATGATAGACATTCCATTGCTTATGAGCTTCATACTAAGGCGGTGGATATCTTAGAAGGCAGACGTGTGGATCCGACTTTTTATCCTGTGGTCTATGGACTTAAGGATGATGAGGACTGGGAAGATGAAGAAAACTGGTATAAGGTAAATCCTTCTCTTGGATATACCGTTGATATTGAAAGACTGAGAGATGCATACAGGGAAGCAAAGCAGAACCCGGCGGATGAGATTACTTTCAAATGGCTTCGATGCAATATGTGGGTGAGTTCAACCGTTGCATGGATTCCAGATGCGATATATATGAGAGGAAATGAATCAATTGAGGCGGCTTCACTTGAAGGAAGAGACTGTTATGCAGGACTTGACCTTTCAAGTACAGGGGATATTACAGCTTTAGTATTGATATTTCCGCCGAGAGATGAAAATGAAAAGTATGTGCTCTTGCCGTACTTCTGGATTCCTGAGGAAACCATACCTAGAAGAGTGAAAGCTAATTCAGTTCCCTATGATATTTGGGAAAAACAAGGCTATATCATGTCTACAGAGGGAAACGTGATTCATTACGATTTTATTGAAAAGTTCATCATCTACCTATCAGAGAAATATCACATTTTGGAAATAGCGGTGGATAGATGGAATGCGACTCAGATGATTCAAAATTTGGAGGGCGAAGGTTTTACCATTGTTCCTTTTGGTCAGGGATTTTCTTCAATGTCAGCTCCGACGAAAGAATTCTATCGCTTACTGATGGAGGGAAGAATTATTCACGGTGGGAATCCAGTGCTTAGATGGATGGCAGGTAACGTTGTTATTGACACAGATCCTGCTGGCAATATTAAAGTAACCAAAGCTAAATCTAAGGAGAAGATAGATGGCATTGTTGCCGCAATTATGGCGCTTGATAGATGTATACGTCAGGAAGGGCAGAGTGGCAGCGTTTACGATGAGAGAGGATTGTTGGTATTTTAAGGAGGGTGTATGGGATTTTTCAGTAATTTATTTCGGGGAAGGGATGCTCCTTCTAACAGTACAGCTGGAAGCGGGTATGGATTCTTTATGGGGAGTACGGCTTCCGGGAAGAGAGTGAACGCAAGGAGTGCCATGCAGATGACTGCTGTGTATTCCTGTGTGAGGATTCTTTCTGAGGCGGTGGCGGGTCTGCCATTGCAGTTTTACAGGTATAACGATAATGGCGGTAAGGAAAAGGCGGTGGATCATCCGCTTTATTTTCTGCTGCATGATGAGCCGAATCCGGAGATGACTTCTTTTGTGTTCCGGGAGACTTTGATGACGCATCTGCTTTTGTGGGGGAATGCGTACAGTCAGATCATCCGGAATGGGAAGGGTGAGGTTGTTGCATTGTATCCGCTGATGCCTGACCGGATGACGGTGGACAGGGATGAGCATGGCAGGCTTTATTATGAGTACCTGGTGTATGACGGTGATGATGTGGATGGCAGAACCGGGACGGATCCGAAAGCGAATGGGAAGATTGTGCGTCTGCATCCGGCGGATGTGCTGCATATTCCGGGGCTTGGGTTTGACGGACTGGTCGGATATTCACCTATTGCCATGGCGAAGAATGCGATCGGGCTTGCCATTGCTGCGGAGGAATATGGAAGTAAGTTCTATGCCAACGGTGCCGCTCCGTCAGGAGTGCTGGAACATCCGGGGACTTTGAAGGATCCGGGCAGGGTGCGTGAGAGCTGGCAGTCCACTTTCGGGGGAAGCAGCAATGCCAATAAGGTTGCTGTCCTGGAAGAGGGAATGAAGTATACGCCGATTTCCATTGCACCGAATGAAGCCCAGTTCCTGGAAACCAGGAAGTTTCAGATTGATGAGATTGCCAGGATTTTCAGGGTGCCGCCTCATATGGTCGGGGATCTGGATAAGTCCAGTTTCAGCAACATTGAGCAGCAGTCTTTGGAGTTTGTGAAGTATACACTGGATCCCTGGGTGAGCCGGTGGGAACAGGCAATGGTCAGGGCACTGCTGTCTGCAGAGGAAAAGAAGAAGTATTTCTTTAAGTTCAATGTGGATGGCCTGCTCAGGGGAGATTACCAGTCAAGGATGACCGGTTATGCCACGGCAAGGCAGAACGGATGGATGAGTGCCAATGATATCCGGGAACTGGAAAATATGGACCGGATCCCGGAAGAACTTGGCGGTGATCTGTATCTGATCAATGGAAATATGACAAAATTACAGGATGCCGGTATCTTTGCCGGATCTGGAAAGGGGAAGGATACTGGTGAAGAAGTTTTGGAACTGGAAGAAAACGAAAATGGTGAATCAGGAAACCGGACAGGAAGTGGATGAGCGGATCCTGTTCATGAACGGGGTTATCGCGGAGGAGAGCTGGTTTGACGATGATGTCACGCCGGCTCTTTTTAAGGATGAGCTAAATGCGGGAACAGGGGACATTACCCTGTGGATCAACAGTCCGGGTGGGGACTGTGTTGCCGCAGCGCAGATTTTTAACATGCTGTCGGAATATCCGGGGAAGGTTACGGTGAAGATTGACGGGCTTGCGGCATCTGCTGCGTCTGTCATTGCAATGGCCGGAACTGAGGTATGGATGAGTCCGGTAAGCATGATGATGATCCATAATCCGGCGACGGTTGCGTGGGGTGACCATTCGGAGATGAAGAAGGCTATGGAACTTCTGGATGCGGTGAAAGAATCTATCATCAATGCTTATGTACGGAAAACGGGACAGAGCAGGGCGAAGCTGTCACATCTGATGGATGCGGAAACGTGGATGGATGCGAATAAGGCTGTGGAGCTTGGCTTTGCGGATGACATCCTGTTCCAGAAAGAGGAACAGGGCAGTGAAGGCGAAAATGGAGATCCAGGTGCTGGCCGTGCAGAAAACGGGACGTCTGATTCCGTAATGTTTTCCAGACGGGCAGTGAATAATGCGCTGATGAATAAGCTGGAAAGGCATTATGGAAAGACTGGGAAATCCGTAAAAGATCAGACAGAGATCACAAGGATGGCTGCCGGTGGGAATGAAGTATCGGGGCAGTGCTACGGAAATGCCAGAGATGCCGGCTTGAATGGAAATGGTGCTGGTATGCAGGGGACTGGAATAAGTGGAATTGCCGGTGCTGAGGGGGATGATCCCTGTAATGGATGTTTCGGGGCGGCAGAGAATGCCTGCCAGAAGTGTGAAAAGAAGAAAGTGAATAGGAATGTTACAGGGCGTTCTGCGGATGATCTGCGTGAACGCTTAAATTTTATCAAAAAATATATCTGAGGAGGATACGGATTATGACGATTCAGGAATTAATGGAGAAGAGAGCTAAGGTTTGGGAAGCTGCAAAGAATTTTGTGGATACCCATGAGAATGAAAATGGTGTTCTGTCTGCGGAGGACAGTGCAGCCTATGAGAGGATGGAATCGGAGATTGAGGATCTGACAAAGGCGATTGACCGCCACCGCAAGGCAGAGGAAATGGAAAAGAACCTGAACCAGCCGGTAAACCAGCCGCTGACCGGGAAGCCTTATGCAGGCGGTCAGGGCGAACCAAAGACAGGACGTGCTTCTGATGAATACCGCAGGGCAATGCTGAATGCACTGAGAAGCAACTTCCGTCAGGTTTCCAATACCCTTCAGGAGGGCGTGGATGCCGACGGCGGTTATCTGGTTCCGGAGGAGTATGACAGAAGGCTGGTTGATGTTCTGAATGAAGAAAATATCATGCGCCGTCTTGCCACAAGGATCGTGACTTCCGGGGAGCACAAGATCAATATTGCGGCTACCAAGCCGGCGGCAAGCTGGATCGAGGAAGGCGGGGCGCTGACTTTCGGGGATGCGACTTTTGACCAGAAGATCCTGGATGCACATAAGCTTCATGTGGCGATTAAGGTAACGGAGGAACTGCTTTATGACAATGCCTTTAATCTGGAAAATTACATCATTGTCCAGTTTGGAAAGGCACTTGCCAATGCGGAAGAGGATGCTTTCCTGAACGGAAACGGAACAGGGAAACCGACCGGTATTTTTGACGGAACAGGCGGCGGGCATCTGCTGAATACACTGGCTGCAGCTTTGAAATCAGATGACATGCTAGATCTGGTGTATGGCCTGAAACGTCCGTACCGTAAAAATGCATCCTTTATCATGAATGATGCAACACTGCCTTCCCTTAGAAAGCTGAAGGACAATAACGGTGCTTATATCTGGCAGCCGGCTTACCAGGCCGGGGAACCGGACAGGATCCTGGGTTACAAGGTGGAGACTTCTGCCTATGCACCGAAGGACGGCATCGCTTTTGGGGATTATAGTTATTACAACATTGGCGACCGTGGAAACAGATCCTTTAAGCAGCTGAATGAACTGTTTGCAGGCAACGGAATGATCGGTTTTGTTGCAAAGGAACGTGTGGACGGAAAACTGGTTCTTCCGGAAGCTGTGCAGATTATGAAATTGAAGGTAGACTGATTTTTGAATAAGGGGACCGGCAGGAGAAGTACAGGCCTGCCGGTTCTGTTTTGAGGTGATGCAGTTGGCAGTGACAGTGGATGAGATGAAGAATTACCTGCGTGTGGATTTTGAGGATGATGATGCGCTGATCGGGGATCTGATCAGGCAGGGGCAGCAGATCTGCATGGATGTGGCAAGGATCACGAATGAGGATGAGTTTGAAGATCTGCAGGGGACGAAGATTGCCGTGCAGTATGCGGCTGCTTATCTGTATGAACACAGGGAGGAAGCGGATCACCATCAGCTGGTGATGGATCTGCGGAGCCTGCTGTTTGGAGTAAGAAAACCGGGATTCTGAGGTGGTTGGTTTGAATATTGCATTGATGAATGAAAAGGTGATTTTTCAGAAATGTTCTGTTGTAAAGGACGGGATCGGAAATCACAGGAATGAGTGGACAGAGGATTACTGCTGTTTTGCTACGATAGGCGGTGAGGGGCTTGCCAGTTCCAGGGAAGCGGAAACCGCAGGGACTGTGGTGGAAGATGTGGGAATGACTGTGACGGTGCGGTACTGTAAAAAGACTGCAGGTATCCGGTCTGTTACCCACAGGATCCTGTTTCGGGATCAGGTGTATGACATTGTGAGTGTGGATCATCTGAATTATAAGAAGAAGTGTCTGAAATTCACATGCAGGAAGGTCCGGAGGTGAGACATGGCAGGAGACAGATGTACAGTCAGCCAGATGGCAGATGTGATCATGGAAGGGCTGGAAGAGTATGCACAGCTTGCGGCGGATGATATGAAAAAGGCGGTAAAGAAGGCAGGGACACAGGCAAGGAAGGATATCCAGGAGAATGCCCCTGTGAAGACTGGTGCCTACGCAAAGAGTTGGGCGGTGAAGACTACGAAGGAAACTGCCAATGCAATGGAAATCGTGGTGCATTCCAGAAACAGGTACCAGCTGGCCCATCTGCTGGAGTTCGGCCATGCGCTGAGAAAAGGCGGCAGGACAAGGGCATTTCCCCATATTGCTCCTGCGGAGGAACGGGCTGCGCAGACTCTGGAACGGGAAGTGGAGAAGGCACTGAGGTGATGGCGGGAGGTGAAAGCATATGACACTGGAAGAACTGGCAGGGATGCTGGAAAAGACTGGTTTTCCTTTTGCTTATGACCATTTTGCAGAAGGGGAAAGCCCGGATCCGCCGTTTATCTGCTATCTGCTTCCCGGCAGTGATAATTTTGCGGCAGACGGACGGGTATACTTCCGGATCAGTGAAGTAAGGATAGAGCTATACACGGACCGGAAGGATCCCGGGGCAGAAGCCCTGGTGGAAACAGTTCTGGATGATGCCGGGATTTTTTATAATAAGTCGGAGGTCTGGATCCAGAGCGAAAAGCTGTATGAGGTGTTGTACAGTATGGAACTGTAATGATTTGTTAAATGGTGGAGGGATAATATGTCTGATAAGAATAACAAGGTGAAGTATAACCTGAAAAATGCGCATTACGCTTTACTGACGATCGGGGAGGACGGGGCGGTGTCCTATGCAACACCAGTGCCGCTTCCGGGGTCCGTATCACTGTCCCTGGATGCCAACGGGGAGCCGGAGAATTTTTATGCGGATGGCATTGCGTATTATGTGATCAACAACAATATGGGCTATGACGGGGATCTGGAGCTTGCACTGATTCCGGAGAGTTTCCGGACGGATGTGCTGAGAGAAAAGCTGGATGCCAAGGGCGTTCTGATTGAAAACTCGGATGCAGAACTGGCACTGTTTGCCCTGCTTTTTGAGTTCGACGGGGACGTGCGTCATATCCGCCACGTGATGTATAACTGTTCAGCTTCCCGTCCGAAGATCGAGG